ACAAAATATTAATGGCTCTGCTGGAACGTTTAATAAAATTGCTGGTGATTATGATGACACTTCTGCAACTAAAAACCTTATAGAATTTAAGTTTATATCTACCAGCGCAGCTTGGTATCAAATCTCACAAATAGCATCCTAATATGAAAGCAATAATAATAAAAGGTAAAATTGAAAAATTTAACTCAATACCTAAAAGTTGGGGCAATGTAATGGGAGGCTTTGACAACTTATCTAGTCAAGAATTAGAAAATTATGGCTTTTACGATGTTATCACTCCAACGTATGACCCTATAACTCAAGTTATACACAATCTACATTTTGACGATAGTTATGACGATGGAATATCAGAACCACGCTCAGTATTTATTTACGATGTAAAAGATAAAACAATTTCTGAAACAGTAGCACAGTTAAAAACTAAAAAAATAGATGCCCTAAAAAAGTTAGGCTACGATAAATTACAGTCAACAGATTGGATGGTAATAAGAGAAGCTGAAAAGGGTACTGCTATACCTTCTGCCACACAAACAGAAAGAGATGATATTAGAGCAAGTGTATTAGCAAAAGAGAGTGAGATAAACGCACTAACTACGAAAGCAGATATTTTACGTTACGACATTAACTTCTAAAATTTGCTTTATGGCATTGAATAAAAAAATCTTTCCTAAAGTAGCAGTAGCAGGTAATGGTGGTGCAGCAGCTAGTGCAGAGCAAAACCTTATTTTAAATTTAGATGCTAACGATGTAGATAGCTACGATGGAGATGGCTCTATTTGGTACGATATATCAGAACACGATGTAACAATTCCTTTGTCTGATAATGCCGATGATTTAGAACTGCATCTTAATGCTAGTGATTCTACCTCTTATGACGGTAGTGGTACTACTTGGACTGATATAAGCGGCAATAGTAGAAATGGAACTATAAACGGCTCACCTCCTTACGATATTGACAGATATGGTTCGTTCGACTTTACTCAAAATACAGGAGATTATATTGAAATAACTACCAATTCCGCATTACAACCTGCATCAACAGGAACTACTTATGAATTTTGGATTACACCTGATACAAGTAGCGATACAAACACTCTATTGTATTATGGAACAACCGATGGTTATGGCCTTATGCTTTTTAATAATTACGGTACACCTTATGTAGTTGCTTATAACTCTAGTAATGGAGCTGTTGTTAACTTTTCGTCTGGGTATTCTATATCCAACAATACGCTTGCTCACGTTGTATTTACTTTTAGTAGCGATGTAAACCCTGTCGTAAATATATACGTTGATGGAGAATTTAAACAAACATCAACAGGTAGTGGAACAATAAGAAAAGATAGTGCTGTAAATATTGTATTGGGCAGATACACTTTAGGTAACCTTAACGACTTTGAAGGTAAGATGCACGCTGCACGCATATATTCTAAAGTACTTTCAGCATCAGAAATAGCACAGAACTATAGACACGGAGTAGATTATATTTATACTGATTTAGTAGATGACACTAATTTAGAATTGCATTTAGATGCAGGTAATACTGATTCTTATGACCCTAGTTCGGATGGCTCTACTTGGAGCGACTTAACAACAAATGGGCATAATGCTACTTTAACTTCTATGGATGCTAATCAGCACGACCAAGAAATAGGAGGCTGGTTTGAATTTGATGGTACTAATGATTATATGACCGTTACAGGTAATAGTGCATTTTACCCAACAACCACAACAGGTATTACAGTAGAGTGTTGGTTTACAAGCGATACAACAGATGATGGGGAAACTCTTGTACATACTCGAAGTGGTACAGGTGGATGGAGATTGTTTAGCTCTTATTCAAACCTTTATGTAGATACATTTAATTCAAGTGATGGATTAATAGGTAGAGCAAATGCAGGTACAGTTAGTGATGATACTTGGCATCACGCTGTGTTTACTTTAGAAAATTCTAATTCTACAGCTACACTAAAACTTTATCTTGATGGAGAATTAATTGATACAGCTTCATTAAGTGATACAATGGGTACCACAGTAAGTGATTTAGCTATAGGCGGAAGAACAGACCGTACTTTTGACAAATTAGACGGTAAAATAGGTCAAGTGAGGATATACTCTGAAGAACTTTCAGCAGATGAAGTAATGCAAAACTACCTATTTACTAAAAATAATTACCCTAATGTTTATCACGCTACAGCAGTAAACTCCCCTACTTTTTCTTCTAGTTATTTTGATTTTGACGACACTAATAATACTTCAACAGATTATTTTTCTTTATCAAATGATGTTTTACAAGTATTATCTGGTAAGGAAGGAATGAGTATATCGGCTTGGGTCAATTTTGATACTGTAAGTGGTAATCAAAGTATTATTTCTACTTACGAAGGCGGTTCGACTTTATTGTTTGGTTTTAACACAACTAATGCAAAATTTACTTGGTATCTATATGATTCTAATTTTGAAGGCAGCAGAAGTTCTGTTGATGTATTTTCAACGGGAGTATGGACACATATAGTAGCAGTTTTTGATGGTTCACAAACGCACGCATCAGGAACAGGTGGAAAATATCAAGCGTATATTGATGGTAGTGAGATTACTATGAACACCCTATATACAGGACCAAATCTTACTGAAGTACCTAGTGTTGCGTCAAATGTACCTTTGCGAATTGCAGCAGGTTTTGGTAGTGGTTCAATAGGAGAGGATAGTTTTGATGGTAAAATCTCTAAAATTAGAATATACGACAGAGCAATTACAAGTGCTGAAGTAACTGCTATTTTTAATGAAGGAAGTGGTAACTAATGGAACAGTTGAAGATATATTTATTTAACGCAATAGCATTAGCATAAGCAAAAACATAAATAATAAAATAACTATATTTGTATAAAATTTAAATAACAATGGCTACAACAGGAGTATTTAACGGAACTAACTTAATATTAAAGATCGAGGACACAGCTTTAGGTCACACTACTAGCTGTACATTAACACTCAACAATGATTTGCCAGAAGCCACTACTAAAGATAGCAACGGCTTCCAGGAAGTGATAAGTGGAGTAATGAGTGGAGAGCTTTCTTTTGATGGGTTAGTAGCTTATGATGATACTGCTAATGCTATTGAATTAGCTGACTACTTACTAGCTAGAACTCAATTAACTTGTGTTTTTGGAACTGCTGAAACAGGCGATTCTATTTATACTGCTGAGGGATTCCTTTCTAGTGTAGAAATGAGCGCTGAAATGGAGTCACCAGTAAGCTACAGCGGTTCAATTACATTGACAGGAGCAATCACTAAGTCGACCAACTAAAATAAAGTTACTACATAATGGCAAACAAGAGGAGAGGGTATTATACCACTAAGCTAGGTGGGCGTAATGTTACGCTACACTTTAGCATGAATTTCTGGGCAAATTTTACAGAGATAATGAATGTGCCACTAGATAAAATAGGTGATCTATTTTCTGGTGGCGTTTCTATTTCAGCTATTCGAGCTTTAGTTTATAGTGCTATGTTAGCGTATGACCAGGAGGAGGGCAATGAGATAGATTACAATCAATTTAAAGTAGGCGCATGGCTTGAGGATCTAGGGCAAGAGGAACTAGAGAAAATGATAAACGCCATGATGGAATCTCGTATTTTAGGTAATGATCTAAATATGGGAATAGATCGCCAGGCTAAAACTGTAGCCAACACCCAGGGAAAGAAGTAGCCAGCTCCCTCACTTGGGATGATATAGAGGATTATTATATAGGGCAAGCTGGCATAGATCCAGATAAGTTTTGGAAACACACCTGGAGAGAAAATCAACTTTTAGGCGAATCCTACATGATAAAGCAAAACCTGGAATGGGAGCGCATTAGATATCTAGCTACTATGCTACATAATGTAAACTGCCAAAAGCGCCAGCACATGATCAAACCAGAGAAACTTTTTCCATTACCACAGGATAAGTTTAACAAGCCACAAAAACCTAAAGGCACTAAGGAGGATTACGAAAAATTTAAAGCTAAAGCTATGGCAGCTGGCGTTAAATTATAACGCCTTTTTTTTTAGTATTTTTGTACTATGGCAGATCAAAAATTAAGAGTAGATATTATAGGGGATGCTAGTAAGCTAACAAAGGCACTAAATACAGCATCTGGTAAATTACAATCCTTTGGATCTACAGTTTCTAATGTAGGCAAAAAACTTTCAACTAGATTAACGCTACCTCTAGGATTAGCTGGAGGCGTAGCTTTAAAATCAGCGGCTAATTTTGAAAAATTAAAAACTCAATTAAATGTTTTAACTGGTAGTGCTGAAAAAGGTGCAAAAGCATTTGAGAGATTAGTTAAATTTTCAGCTGGTACACCATTTCAATTAGATGAGCTTGTAAAGGCTAATAATACTTTGATGGGATTTGGTGTAAGTGCTGAGGATGCTTATAATCACCTACAAATGATTGGTGATATTGCAGCAGTTTCTGGAGGCGATTTACAGGGTATTTCAGTTGCTTTTGGACAAGTTGCTGCCGCTGGTAGATTAATGGGACAGGATTTATTGCAGCTTATTAATAATGGCGTGCCAATTATTGATATGCTTTCAAACTCTATGGGAGTTGCAAAATCTGAAATTAAAGAATTAGTTTCTGAGGGTGCTGTAACTTTTCCTGTATTAATAAAAGCATTTCAACAAGCTACATCAGAGGGAGGTAAATTTGAGGGTGGTATGGCACAACTATCCCAAACAATTTCTGGTATTGCATCAACTGTAAAAGATAATTTAAACATCGCTTTTGCAGAATTAGGAAATGAAATATTCAAAGCATTAGATATAAAAACACTAGCACAGGATTTTATCAAATTTATTCAAAATCTAACAGCTAGATTCAAGCAATTAGAGCCGCAAACTAAAAAAGTTATTATTGTTGTGACTGGTTTAGTCGCAGCTGCTGGTCCGCTATTGGTAGTGCTAGGCACAATGTCCTCTGGAATAGGTTTAGTAGCCTCTGGCTTTGCTACAGCTCTACCTATAATAATGAAAGTAGCTGGCGCATTTAAAACATTAACAGTATCAATGCTGGCTAATCCAGTGGGCGCTATTGCTGCTGCTGTAGTTACATTGGTAGCTGGTTTTGTAGAGTACTTACACAGGCTAGAGCCAGCCGTAAGCAGAACAAAAACATTTTTCAACTTACTTAAATCATTAGGTAATCCTTTAAAATTTGCAGCTCTACAGGCGGAAGATGCAGCAGAGGCATTAGCGGAAAAGAAAAAAGAAGCTGAGGCAGCTGCCAAAGCAAATGCTGAGTTAAAAGCATCTTTAGAAAATCTAGGAAAGCCACTACAAAATGCTACTAATGATACAGAGGTTTTAACTAATAGATTAAAAGATTTAAAAAGTATTGCTCAAGGAGGGCAATTTGGAGGAGCTGGTTTTAGCTTAGATATTAAAAAAGGGGATTTTGATTTTGCTACTGGTGAATTTGCTCAAGCTAATATTCCTGTAGCTGCTCAACAAGTTCAAACGGATGGTTTAGGTGGTATTAGTGCGCCAGATCCAGGAGAGATAAATAATGCTCTAAGTGGTTTATTAGCTATGCAAAACCAGGCGAATCAAACCGCTGTAGCATTGGAAAATCTGGCTGCCAAAAATGAGCGAATGAGAGAGCTTGGAGATATGGTAGGTGGTGAAGTTGCTAACGCTTTTTATAATTTTGGAGAGGCTGCTATCGGAGCTTTAGGATTAGCTGAATCTGGATTCCAAGGATTCCTAAGCGGAATACTTAGCACAATACTACAACTCATATCAATGTTTTTGGCGCAATCTATTGCTCAATCTATAGCTGGTGCTACTGCTGCTGGTGCTGCTACTGGTCCAGCCTCTATCGTAACAACTCCAGCATTTATAGCGACTGCTGTAGGTGGTGTAATGGCAGCATTTGCAGCGATTCCAAAATTCGCAAATGGGGGAATAGTTTCTGGACCTACTATGGGACTGATGGGTGAGTATCCAGGAGCTAAATCAAATCCAGAGGTTATAGCACCACTAGATAAACTCCAGGGAATGATGGGAGGCAGTAGCCAAAATGTAAACGTAGGCGGAGAGTTTAAAATAAATGGACAGGATTTAGTAGTGGCATTGCAAAGAGCCGATAGAAATCGTAGCAGAATAAAATAAGTAAATGGCATACGGAACTAAATTTAGGCTAGTATTTTCCGATGTAAAGGGAAATCTAAGGCGAGTAGAAATATTACAAAAAGATTACTCTGGTGAGGTTTTTCCGCTTATAGGGCAAGCTAGTCCAGTAGTAATAAAATGGGAGGGTGATGATGATTTCTATACTCCTATAATTGGATCAACTTGCGAGCTAAATTTATTTGAAACTGCTGATACTAGCTATGATGCTTTTTATAGAGCCAGTGAGCGTGAGTACAAAGTAAGAATCTCAACTGGTACAGATGGTGATAAAGTTTGGAATACTGAAATAGATCAGTGGGAGCAAGCTAACTATTTCTGGGAGGAGGAAAATAGTTTTGAGATATACTGGGAGGGATGGTTACAAACCGATCAATACCAGGAAAGCCTACAGCCATATCCTAATCCTATAAAATTAGTGGCGTATGATGGTTTGGGTACATTAGATGCCTTTGATGCGCCCTATTCTAATGCTGCTGATGGTGGTTATGATTCTAATGAGGATACGATGTTTTTTTATATGTATTACATCCTCAATTATTTAGAACTAGATTTAGATATATATGTAGCCAATACTATAAGAAAATCTGGAGGTGGAGCTGATGATACTTTATACCATGATATAGTTTTAAATGAGTTTGGCGTATATGATAAGCTAGATTTTAGAAACGCTAAAGAGGTATTAGAATCATTTTTA